GGTAAAGCTACTTACATTCACACAGAGCGCTACGACCTTGTTATGACATTAGTAGGGCAGCGTAAACATAGTATTGTAGCTTTTAATTGGAAGCACGAACGTGATGCGTTGACCAAGATTGCAGATCGCGAAAAGATATCATACGAAATTATTGATGGTAGTGTTCCGGCCCACAAACGTGTCGACATTGTACAAAGATTCCAGGCTGGACAACTGCAAGTATTGTTTTGTCATCCACAGTCTACGTCACATGGTCTTACACTTACAAAAGCTACCACAGCCATCTGGTGTTCACCTACATACAGCGCTGAACAATTTCAACAATTTAACAGACGTATACACAGAGCAGGCCAAACTCAAAAAACAGAAACAATTTTAATCTGTGCAAAAGGTACTTGGGAAAAACAAGTATACGAAAAACTAGATGGTAAATTAGGCAAAATGGAAAATTTACTTCATGTATTATCGGAGACCAAAAATTATGATGGACCCAAATGAAAAAGTAATAATATTTTTGACTGAACAAATGCATGAAATTATAGATGAACTTGTTAAACGTAGACCAAGCGCTATAGCTACTGCTCTTATATTTGCAATGAGTGAAGTTATTATGCGTCGTCTTATCGAAGAACCAGCTGAAACTCGGCTTTCTGAGATTATGAAAAAAGCAGGAGAAGAAGCTTTAATATTGGTAGACAGTGTACATATGTCAGAACCAACCAACACTAAGGAGGTGTTACATTGAAAATAGAAAATATGGATGATTTATTATCTGAATTACATAACGTTCGTTTACAACTAAGAGAGCTACAAGAGCAAGAAAAAGCCCTTAAAAGCACTAAAAACGAACTTGAAGCTAGAATTGTGACCAACTTGGAAAATCAAGGTATTGAACAAGTTGCAAACGATAAGGCTACAGTTTCTATTAAAAAAGAAATTGTACCGACTGTAGAAAATTGGGATGCTTTCCAAGCTTACATTGCTGAAACAGGAATGTTTGAGTTAATGCAAAAGCGAGCATCAGCAACTGCCTACAGAGAACTACAACAAATGGGACAGGAAGTTCCAGGCGTTAAGGCGACCGAATTAACGCGAGTTAATTTTAGGTCTAAATAAATAATAACATTTAAAAACGGAGGACGTTCTATGAAAGATGTTGTATTAGTATCGAAAGACTTACCAGCACACGCTAGTAAGGGAGAAGGTTTAGGTAACGAGTATGTTACTACCGACCATCTCCAAACACCACGCGTTAAGCAGCTTCAACAGCTGTCTAACGAAGTTGACGAAAACCATAGTGAATACATTGACGGCGCTAAACCCGGCGACTTTGTAAACACTATTACCAGAGAAAACTACGGTAAAGAAATGTATGTAATAAACATTAAATTTACTGAAGAGTTTGTTATCTGGCGTAAACGAGAAAAAGGCGGAGGCTTAGTTGGAACTTATAAAACCAACGCTGAAGCTTTAGATTATCTCAAGAGTCAAGACTTACAAGTTGATGACTATGATATAATCCAAACCCAATCTCATCTTTTACTTAGAAAAGATGCAGAAACAGGTGAGTTATCTGGCCAGCCTTTTATCTTTGATTGTTCATCATCAAAGCTAAGAGTGTCTAGGGAATGGAATACTCAATTAAAACTAGTAGGAGGCGATAGATTCTCATCATTATGGAAGATGTCATCTGCTCAAACACAAAACCGAGCTTCTCAAAAGTTTTACAACATAGCTGTTGAGAACCAAGGCTGGGTTACTGACGACGATTACGCAGCTGCTAAAGCTTTGTATACATCAGTATCTTAATGTTGTTACACGGGTGCGACACATACTGTCGCACCTGTATGTTATATGAAACATAAAATAGATCAAAAAGCATTACTTGAATCCGTTACTGACACTGCGTTAGGTTTCATAATTAACTTTCCACTTTCCTGGGCCGTGCTCTTTTGTATGTTATACTTTACTCAGGATGCGTTATACATCTCATTAGTACAAGTAGCAGTACTTACTGTAGTTGCGATCGTACGAAGGTATGTCACGAGGATATATTTTAGAGACTTAACATATAAAGATGAAAGAAAAGGATTTCATAAACAAAGTCCACAAAGCTCTACCGAAAGAGATTTATAAGTGGAAAATCAACGACCCCTACCATGGGGGTGTTCCCGATGCTTTTTACTCTGGTCCTCAGGGCTTTTTGTTTGTTGAATACAAATATAAAGAAACCTTACCTAAAAAAGCTAATTCAAAAATTAAAATAAACTTATCAGAACAACAAAGAATTTGGTTGCGTAGAGCACAAAGCCACAAGTTGCCGGCTTATATTGTTTTCGCATCAAAGAACCGAGTTGCCGTGTTAACCAACCCAGATATCCCTTATTTATGTGTAGCCAAGTTTGAACGCATTTCTTGGCCATTTGACAACTATATTGCGTTTTTGGAGAAATTATGCCTAAAATAAAAAAAGATATGGTAAACCACCCACCCCATTACAACCATAATCGGCTGGGAATTGAATGTATCAAAGCCATTGAAGCTAGTATGACTAAAGATGCATTCGAGGGGTACCTAAAAGGAAACATAATGAAATACTTATGGAGGTACGAGTATAAGAACCAAGGAGAAGATTTATTGAAAGCTCAGTGGTACTTAAATAAACTCATAGAAATAAATGGAAACTAGGTTTTCTAGGTTAACTTCTTTAAACGGAATCTCTTGTAGCCTAGCTGACTCTCCTTGTATCGGGATTTGCTCCACTACTCAATGGGGCGATGACCGTTGTTCGGGGTGCGGTAGAACTTCAACCGAGGTCCGAGACTGGCATACTTTGTCAGAAACAGAAAAAAAACTAATAAATATCCGAAATGCGGGTGAAAAATACCAAATTAGACAGCTAAAAGTGCAAAATCGCGTCAGACGCACGGAGAGCGCGTCTAAGCAATTTTAGGTCTTTTTGGACTTATACCCTTCGGTACTATAAGAAAATGCCATACGCGGCATTCTGTGAGGTCGATTTTTTTAATTTTTAGGATTTTTTAAGGTTTTCTTCCAAATCTTAGTAATCCTTCCAGATTTCATTAATTTGTGGAATTTTTTAAATAATTTTACCATTTAACCTTGTTTGCCCAGTAAGCAGCAGACATTTTTCCTTTAGCAATATTTCTTCTATGTCTTGCTTTAAAAGAAGCTCTTTTCTTTTTCATTCGATCTGATTCACCTTTTTTAGGTTTACCAGCAGTTTTAGCCCCTTGTTCTCCAAATCTAATTGTTTTTATTTTGCTGCCTTCTTTAGCAACAACAATATGAGATTTCTTAGGGTGATTAGGTGTACGTTTTGGTTTGTTATAACCACTGACTCCAGCTCTAGCTAGCCTAGGGTCTTTTTTACTTTTTCTTTTTTCTGACATAAGTCCTCACTCTTGTTGGCTTACCACCCACACCTTGGGCTTTAGCTCTTTTTCTTCTCACTGCACTTTGTTTTTGTGCTTTAGACATTTTAGCAGCTTTTGCTGCAGGAACACACTTTGGATAACCTTTTCTTTTGGTAGATGCTTTTTTCCTACCACAAGGTTGGTATTTACCTTTTTTCTTCGGTCTGCCAATGTCTACCCATTTCTCCCCAAACCATTTGGTTAAACCACCTTTAGGTTTCCTAGTTGCCATTATTTATACCTGCCGCCTCTTTGTTTATAAGTTTTAGTTAACCATCCAGAAGCATATGCAGAAGGCCAAACTTTAAACTTACGTTTAGCTTCAGCTTTAACTCTAGCATATAAACTAGGGTTAGTAGGGGTTGCTCCTTTCTTTTTACTTGTCTTCTTCTTCGCTGCCATTTCTATTCTCCTTGTAGTCTAAGTACGCATTCATAATGTACATGAATAAAAGTGCTGTTGTAATAGTAACACATAAAGGGCTAAGCACGTTTACGCCTTGCTGTTTTAGTTCTCTTAAAAGAACGGTTAGATTTACGAGATTCCATTCTAATGTTTTTTACATTTGCATTTAATGGATTATTGTCTTTGTGTGCTACGTCTTTGCCATCTCCTTTTTTAGCTTTTCCAGCACGTACCATAATACGTCTGGATTTATTACGTCCTGCACGTCTCTTTTTTTGGGAGGGTTTAGAGTGGTAGTTATCGTATTCTTTACGATAATTCCTAGCCATTTTTCTTTTTGTACATCTTATGGGCTTGTCTAATAGTATCTCCCATAAGTAGCCTACGTTTCATAAATTTTTTGTGTTCCTGACTAGTACCTTTGGTATGCTTTTTTAAAGCAGTTTCTTGCCTTTTTGTAAGGCTTTTCTTTTGTAATTTCATTGAAGGTCTTTTTGTTTTTCTAGCCATGTTTTTCTTCCTGTTGTATTAAGAAATCAACAAGTTCAATTTTATCATTAATTTCAGCAAGTTTGCCAATGATTAAATCAAGTTCTTCTTGAAATTTAGTATGTTCTGGAATACTTTGTGGGTTAGAG